ATTTGGCTCATGGTTTTTGCCCTCGTGTGAGTGAGCCGAGTCTATGCCAAAGCCCGGCAGAATCCAGTCTGCGACTTATGTGCTCGCAAAGGTGTGCTCATGTGACTGCCAGCTGACAAGCCCAGCCCGCTCAGCTTCGAGTTCTACTTTTAAGTCAGCAGGCCGCACGTCTATGTTGCCAGACAGGGTGCTGTTGCCCGGATACGCAAGGCCGGTCACCGCGGCAATGTCGATCCACGTTGAGTCGTCGTGACTCATTTGTATGCTGTAGCCGTTCAGGTATTCAGCGCTGTCAGTTGCACCGCCGATCCGCATCTCTGATACGTGCATCGTGTTGCCGACACCCGCATCCCATTTGATCCAGAACGCGGCATTTTCTGCCGTTGCCGATGTCCATTCCGCAGTCGTGCCAGTGTCTGCGTCTTTCAGGTTCGCAAGGCTTCCAGCTGATGGCGCGCTGGACGATGTCATTGTTGCGCCTGCATCTACTGCCGAGCTGTTGTTATACAGCCGCAGCTCGCTGATCTTGAAATTCGCGCCACCCGCAACGTCTAGGCTCTTGATGCGGAAGTAGCGCGCTTCGCTGATGTTGAATGTGTGGCTCGCGCCACTTATGCCAGTTTCCTCTTGCATGAGAACATCTGCGCCGTTGTACAGTCGACAGTTGTATGTCACGCCGGCTTCTGGACCGATGCTTGCGTCAGTCTGCGGAATGATCTCTGCGGTTTGCTGTAGACGATCACGGTGCGCCCACGTCACGGCTACAGTTCTGCCGGTATATGTTTCAGGCCAGTAGCTTGTGTTGATCTGGAACTTGCCGGGCGGATACGGTCTGGCGTGGCGCTGGTCGATTGTGTAGGTGTCCTCTGGCGTGTCAGCGTAATTGAGGTAGCCGTCACCGGTCTGGGTTTGGCAGATGACATGCACCACTTCTGTCGGCAGGTAATCGATTTCATCCGAGCTGTTGTGCGCGTCAGCAAACCAGAGTTTGGCGCCGATGCTGTGCACCGCTGGCACAGTATCAAGACACCCGCGCTGCACGTCGATAGTCAGCAGATCAGCATCCCATGCGTCGATACATACGATCTCGTCGCCGATCAGTGCGTACTGACCGACTTCGACACTGTCGAGAATAAAATCATCGAGCTGATCGACTTCAAACGTCGAGCTGTTTTCCTTGATTGCGCCGGCGGTCAAGCTCACGTATTGCGTGAAGTCTCCGATGTCGCCGCGATCTTCTGGATCCGCGGAACCAGCCGCTGTCCAAAGTTTGTAACTTGCAGCGTCTCCCGATGGCTGTGCTGCCATAACTTGAACACGGCAGTCTGTGTCCTCGAGATAATCAAGATCAGCTGTTGATAGTGATCTCGCAAGCGTGTAGTAGGGCGTTTCAATGATCACGCGATAAGGCGATGCGGCTGCCTCGCTTATTGGGTCTTCCCAGCCGACCGGTTCTTGATCACCCCACGTTGTCGAGTTCAAGTTGAAGATGTCTTCGCTGGCCTCGACCTCGACCATGTTGTCTTGCAGCGTTCCCATGTTCATTGACAAAATCCTGTACGCCGCATCGATGCCCATCGGTGTGTGTGTAAACCGCACGACATCGCCTACGTGGTATTCCCACGCCTCGCGGTTGATCCGCAAACTCGCCTTCGCGAGCGGTGTGCTCATTAACCGCAGGTCGCGTTCGGCCAGCCTGAGCGCAAGGGTCTGGCTGGTCACTCCGGGATAATTTTGTTTTTTGTTTATCGTGGCGTTTTGTATCGATACGTTGACCATGTCTTGCACAGTGACAACCGCGTCCTTGCTTCCGTTCTTATAAATGACAGAAATTTCGTTGACTGTTTCGCCCCAAGCCGGACGCTGCCAGCGATCAAGTGTTGCATTGCTGATGTCTACCACCGGCAGATCCTCAAACACGTAATCGTCACGCAGCAGTTTGATTTGATAAAGTCCTGTTCGCTGATCGATGCGCAGAACACCATTGATATGACCTAGCACCAGCCGGATAAAGCTTTTGATTTGATCGGGCTGATTCCACAAAAATGAAAGTCCGAAGCCCTCGTCGTAGAGCGCGTCTGCCGCTTCAGTGAAGTTCGCGTCATCGATTGCGCTGGTCGGGTATCCCATCCCCCAGTCAGGATTGGTCAGGCACTCGTAAATGATGTGAATCGGATTCATGTCTGCCTGGCGTGGCGTTCGCGTGATGTTGAGCGAAAGACCGCCGGAATCACACACATTCGGCAGCCACAGTTTGTACGACGTACTGCCGGTGAGGGTGATAGGCCCATACAGTTGCGCGTAAGCAAGGGCAGCGGCTTCTGCCGCCGCAGCGGAAGCGCCAGCCCAGTGGTTGACGTATGACTGACCCCATAGCCACGTAACACCGGTTGTGCTTCCGTCGTCGTACATCACGCGGAATTGGTTGTGCCAGTATGCAAGCATGTTTGCGGGATTGGACTGGTAAGCGCTGTAGGTTTTCCCGCTCGGCCATGAAACCGTTATAAGGTCATGCGGTCCAAGACCTGAAATTGTCCTGCCGTTGCTGCCGTCGACTGAGACGTTGCTTGCGGACAGCGTGAAGTCATCGTACAGAGTGACTTCAGGCCCCGTGTCTGTGTAAACAAACGCTTTCGCTGGATACCAGCAGTCGTCGTTGTGCCATCCTTTCGTTACCCGCTCAACCCTGAACGACCAAGGCTTGATGTACGGATTGACCGCTGCAACCATGCCGTTGAATACGCAGCTAAGAACTCCGCGATAGGCGGGGATGTTCGCGCCGAGCTGTGATTGCAGATAGGTGTTCGGTGTCTGCGCTGGTTCGCCCATGCAGATGGCCAGCGATCCGCTAATGCCGCCTTCTTTTTTGTCGCCGCCAAAAAGTTCTGGCTTGTTAATCGTAACGCTGCCGGATGCTGTCTCTTGCCCTTCCCACGCCAGCTTGTCGCCGGCATTGACTTGCAGGAATTTATCAACGGGACCATGGCAGATCGCGAAGTGCATGCCGAGGTAGTATCTAAATCCTGATGTGACTGTCTTACCCTTGCCCACGTTCTCGATCCTCTGCTAGTGATATGACGCGCGCAACCATTGCGTGGTCGCCTGTTTTCTGTTTGAGTTCGTCGGCTGCAATTCCGCGATCTCTGACGACCTTGTTGACGTCGATGCCGTATCGCTCAAACATCGCCCGGCTCCCTTTTGCGCAGAATCTTGCTTTGCGCATATCGTCAAAAGTCACCCACGTCATGCTTCGGCCCGCACATAACGCTTTCTGAACGCAAGTGGCGGACGCTCTCCCATCAAAACAATTCGCCTGTACAGAGCCGGATAGTTGATCCCCAGCTCTACTGACCACTGAGCTAACGTTTGCGATTTTCCATCGTACTCAACAAAAACGTTGCTCCTAGCGTTGTTCGCTTGAACCGATGCGCTTGCCCATCGACAGTTGCTTGGCTCATAGTGACCATTAACATCAATGCGATCGAGCGAGTATCCGTCAGGGCACTTACCCATGTCATCGAGGAATCTCTCGAAGTTATAACGCCACGAGTCGCATACTTTTATTCCTCTTCCACCCCACAACTCATACCCAGGTGTATTGATGGCGTAACACCTCTTCTTCATGTTGCACCAGGATTTGTACTCGAATGTCTCAGAGCGACCATGACGAGTTCTTGTTTTTCTGGCCGCTTCTCGCTGATTGCATGTGCAGCGAGTTAGATCTGGGGTTTTATTTGAGCGCCTGCAAGGAACAACTTCTCTACCGCATATACATAGCAACATGACACTTTTCTCAATGAATTTGAGGCATTCATAGTACATTGTCATTTACCATAATCAAGTTAATTATTTGCCGGAACGTGTTTTTATTTTCGATGTGCGAAGGTTGCCGTACCAAACGACGTTCGGATCTTTGATTGTCACCGTGCCAAACACGACAGGGATGGCTTTGTTTTCTTCCGCAACGGGTACTCCAACATCAGCAAGCGCGGGCGGTTTTGGTTCTGGTGGCTTTGGCGCAAGCGCGTAGGAAATCGCGACCGAGATTACAACTGCGGCGATGTAGTAAAAAATAGCCATAACTAACCTCAATACGATAGCGACTTGTCGAAAGGATTCGAGCCGATAAACGGAAACCCGCCGTAGTTGTTCAGGTTGTTGAACTTGCTCAGGCATATGCTTGTTGTCTTCGTGCAGCCCGGAAAGATTGTTACTGATGCGCCCACTGGCATGTCAGCAATGGCAAGCGTCAGCGTCAGCACAGCGCCTGTATGATCAGTGATCAATCTTCGCTCGGTAACGTTGTCGTCGTTGACCCACTCGATTCCGCCGCCGTTGAAGTATCCGTCTGCAAGCACGTCGGCCTCGCTGATCGACACGGTGTTTGTGCTGATTGAATCGATGGTTCCCGCCACTTCGTATGTCGCACGGGTCACGCCGCACATTGAGCCGTAAAGCGTGTGCGGACAGTTGCGCTGGTAGAGTCTGCGCAGACCGACGCGGTTCATTGATGTCGTGAAAGGCTCGCAAGTTAAGACTGCTTCGCTCCCGCGCCATTCGCAGTTGAGCACGCGACCGATCCAAAGGACGCGAGTTTCTTCGTCAACGTCGCTGGCGTGGTATCGATAGACATAGACGGTAATGATGTCGGATGGCGGTGTTATCCTGAAGAGATCAGCGACCGCGTTATCCCTTGCCACATTGATCTTGATGGATGCCTTGTCGGCTGATGATGTGGTTTCAATCGCGGATCGGTTGATCAGCTCGGCCGCCCAAGTAACAGCATCGAGAGTTACGTCATCGGCACCGCTGGTGTATCTCCAGCGCAGTGTGTCGCGACGGAATTCGTACAGCTCAATCGGCGCACCATCTTGCAGTGAAATTTCGTTAGCATCAAACGTCATCGCGTACCGTCTTCCAATTTGCGGAGCACTCTAACCAATCGTCATGCCGCCATTTGAATTGTATGCTGTCGCTGTTGAGTCGCGCTATAGACATCCATGAAATTCTTCGCACCTCGTCAAGCGCAATGTTTTCGCCCAGCGCAGAGGAGATTGTCAGTCTTTCAGTGTCGGCATCGATCACGTCGACGTCAGTGATCCTGCGGTAGTAAACATTGCCGGATACTGTTTCAATTCTGATGTCCTTGCGGTTTACGTGCCCCCATAAGTGCTGGGCGATCATGCCGTGCTGGACGTCCATGTATGCGTCTGCGCTCTGGTATGCGATGGCAAGTTCAATGTCTGGCGTGAATGTCGGCAGCCATACGGCCTTGTGCTTGCCCGCGCGCGCATATATAAAACTGCGAAAGGCATCGATCTCTGCTTTGCCGTCGAGCGTCCAGCCGTGACTGAACACCTGAAATGGCATGCTGGCTTCGTCGTCGTAAGAAAAGATTCCTGTTTTGTAATCCAGCTCGCGCAGCTTTCGCAGGAAGTCGTTCGTCACGTCTTGGTTCCAGTGCGTTGGCTCGGTAACAACGGGCAGGGTTCTGTAGAGAGTCGGGCTGTCAGCGGCCACAGTTTCTGTGCCGATAAGTCGCAGCGTGCAGCGTCCAAGCTCTGTTGATCC